CGCGGACTGATAATATTCTCGCCCAATGCATTTGTAAACTTTAGATACAATTCATTGTCAACAGTTTTAACTGCTCCAGAATACTGACCAGAACCTCCAGTTCCAGAGGTGTTAGCAACAAATAAATGTCTAACAGAGTTACTTGTAAAAGTAGCCATTTTTTATTTATGGTATTAAATTAATATTTATTCAGACCTTTTATTTATCTGAACTTGTGATTGTAATGTGTTATCTCGATAATCTCTTGTTGCTAATTCTACAGATCTGTTAATTATCTTCTCTGTTAGAAATGGATTATTACCAAGTGAGTTAGGAATAACATCTGATTCTAAATCAAAAGAGTTTGGAGTCACTAAATATGTAACAATATATTGTTTAATAAAATCAGTATCAGTAATCTTTTTAAAGAATATTTTTACATCTCTTAGTTCTTTACTATCAACCTCAGTCTGTGGATCGAAATTAATATCAAGTCTCCAACCTTTAAGTCCATTAGGCTTTTTATATGGGTTTGCAGACATTGTATTAAATCCATCGTAAGTGATTGGTTTAATAGGTATTCCTAATGCATTTGAATTAGTTATTGCATATTCTTTAAGAATCTTCCAATAGTTTTCTGTAAAACTAAATACTTGGTAATCTATTCCACGAGTATTAAATGATGTACTAGTTACTTGACTAGCGCTTATATATCCAGTTGGATAAGTAGTTATGCTAGGAATTATATCATCATATATATATGCTGAAAGAATAGCTCTATTCTTTTCAAATAAATCTAAACTAGCAGAATACTCATCGATAATTTCAATATGAGCCATAGTCAAGTACATAGAAATTTCATAATCTTCAAGACCAGGAGCTTGATTACTGAATACATTATTATATTGTAAATTAAATCTATCTCTGACTCATGTAGAATCAATAACTATGTTACTTGCCATTTAATATTATTCTTTTTTAGATTTAAGTTTAGCTTCAAGAGTCATACGAACTTCTTGTCGTTTTGGACTATTTAAATATTTTACTGCAAATGATAGATTTGAATCTTCACTATTCTCACACAATGGCTGACCATCTAATGTATAGTACAAACCACTTCTCATGACTACTACGCCACTTTCTACGCACTGAGATAGCAATACCTTAGTTTTTAGATTAGGGTCTTTTACAGCGTCTAGGAATGAGCGAGGATTAGCTTCAACAATTTTGAATGCTTCTGATTGAATCATATCCAGCTTGGACGCTTTGGACAATCCACGACCAGTTACTGATTCAACTACAAATTTAAGTAATTGTTTATTCTCAAGAATTTTACCAAGTTCAAGCATAGCTTCCATTTTAGATGTCATACTTGTATTGTTTTGCTTCATTTCTTCATCTTCATTTACCATATAAAACTGATAAGTTTCCTTACGAGCATTTGTAAACTCTTTTAATGAGGGACAAATTAAATCCTTATTTGTAAGTAAAATTTTATATTTAATGTAATCTTCTGGAATTGATAAATCTAAATATGTATTAGACTTATTTAAAATAACCTTTTGATTACGCCAGAAATTATCAACTTTTTTATAAATTGATAATGAATTCTTTTCCATGCCCATATATTCTTCTAAGAACGCTTTCTCAGAGTCAGTAAGTGGATTGGTTAGTTGAAAGTTTCTTTGCATTTGTACTGTAAATATTCTTACAGCACCATTAGCCATACCACCATAAACCTCGTGTTTAGGATCGGTAATATTTTTATTTGGACGTGGTGCAAATTTAATCACCACTTTTTCATTACGCAAACATGAAATTAATTCATCTTGCTCTACATCATTCTTTGCCATTAATTCTTCTCCCTTGTTAATGTAATTATTTAATTCTAAAGTAGTACATAGCAGAATCACCCGCTATGTACTTATTGTTTGGTTATCCTAAAATAGATGGGATAATACTCATTGTTCTTGTTGGATCTAAAATGAACACTCCAAGTTGAGTAAAGCGATGGAATTCTGCTTCATCTTCTTCGAAAGACATATACAATTTTATTACCGTAAAGGCTTTTTATCCCTTACTTCTTTAGCTTTTCGATTGCTAAAGTTTAGCATACATTTTCACCCCTGCTATTGCAGTAGGGTGTTTACCACTCGTGGGAACATTTTATTCTGCAATTGCAGTTTCAGTTCCTATGCGTTACGATGGTCAAAGATTTTTAGTCAATGACTTATCTCGGTGTTGTTTTGTTATTACTTTTAAATGTATATCCAAAATCAATATTTAAAAATCCATAATTCCTACCAGTTAAAACGTGATAGATTGCGGTTTTTGAAACACCAAATTTTCTTGCTATATTTATTATTGAAATTCCATCTTTTATTAATTGTGGAATTTGGTAAACAATTTCTTCCGTTAGCTTACTAGAGGTTCTTTTAGAACCAATCTTAGTCAATCCAGTATCGTATGCATGTTTCTTATTTTCAGAAACCGTACACCATTCTAAATTATCTACAGAATTGTTTTGTTTATTACCATCTTTATGATTAACTTCCGATTTCAATATATTCCCATCTTGTTGAATAAAATGATCAGCAACTAATCTATGTAAGTAAAATGTTGTTTGTTTATTGTCTTTCACAAGATTTATAACAACGTATCCATCTTTTCTTACAAATGGTTTTTTAAATATACATTCTTTATATCTACCATATAATGTTTTTACATTACCTAAGTTAGATATTTCATAATAACTTTCGTATCCTTTGATACTTCTAAATTCTTCCATTACCTTTATATTTATAAATTTATACAAAGATAATACAAATATTTGGAATAACCAAATAATACTTACGAAAATTTCACCGATATTGGTAAAAGTTTACTAGCAGATTACGCTGCTAGGCCCCAATATTGTCTAGGGTTACCCATGGCGCCAGTAAAAGGATTTCTAATCCCCCAGCGATAAGATCTCATTTCGTCTTGATTTTTAATCTTAGCAATTTGAATATTAGGTTGATCCATTGTACCAATGTACAAAATATCGAAACGATATGACATTGCAGGACCACCTTCTGGGTGCATAATCTTATTACGAACTAAATCATCATACAATGGATCTGATTCAACACGAATAGTGATGTTGTTAGGTGCTTTATATTCAGTGAATTGGAATCCAGCAGACAAAGCATTATCGTGAATTTTACTTCCAGATTTGCTAATAACACCAGGATTGTTTACACTTGAAGTCAATAGACCAGTTGGATACCAACCAGACACCATATCTTTAACAGCTTTATTAAACTTAACAAGACCACGTTCACCAGTACGGAATACGAATGTACGTTCATCTTTATTATACAAGTCTAATTTAGAAGCAGACAGTTCAAGCAATGCATCTTCTAACAATTTAATGTCAAAATCGTTATAGTATTGAACGTTAGCAACTTCCATTTGAGCACGGATCACTTTTGTTATCGTAGAGGCTTTTTATCCCCTACTTCTTATACTTTATCATCGTATAAGGTCAGCATATATTTTCAACCACCATTCGTGGTTGTCGGATACTCGTGGGAAAATTCTAGTCTTAACAATAAAAGAATGGGTCAAACCCATTTGCTTTTAAAAATTTTCTAACAGTACTTCGATGAAGTCCAAGACTCTTGGATATTTCAATCGGTTTTATTCCTGAATGATACATATCAAAAATTCTATTCTTATTTTCTGGAGATAATCCAGTACCATAATGAATTTTATTTTCTTTTAATATATCAGTTATATTAGGAATATCTGTTTTATAAAACCTTGCTACTTTTACGGCAGATTTTAATTCATAAAACTTAGATATTACTTCGTCATGATTAAATGGCGCTCTTCTAAAACAATCATCTCCTCCATGTGTGAGATTATATCCGTTCGGAGCAAAAGAATTAAACTGTTTAATGTATTTGATTTCTACATCATTTAATTGATCTTCATCACATTCTTCAATTAATTCTATTTTGAAATTCTTTTCACCATATTTTCTAATGGCTGAAGCCATTGCATATCCTCTACCATTTCTAGCATCAGACAAATGATTTGTATATCTATAACTTAATGGATATATTGTTTGACCAATATATAATTTACCATTAATATTATTTGTAATTTTATAAATTCTACCTTTTCGCATTATTAAGTTTTCATTTCCTATGCGTTACACTGACGTATATCTTTTATTATATACGTTTAGCACGGTATTAGCCATTAATTTGAAGGCCTTCACCGTTTTTACCCAATTTCCTTACAACGTATTACTACGCTGCGACGGCATACCAGATGCTACCGTCCCCAGTTTTGATTACTTCACCAGACTCACCATAGTTCATATATTCACCATTAGAGTTACGGTTAGATTTACCATACATGATAGCGTTACATTTGTATTCAGAGAAAGTTTCTTCAACTTTCATTTCTACATAATGCATCCACATTGTACTTTCAACGTTTTTGTTGTTAGCATCTTTCATTGTAACTGGAACAGCCAGTTTACGATTAAGCATATTGCCGGGAACACGTTCTTTCAAACGGATTGTAGTCCATTCATTACGCATTGCCGTAGGAGTAGTATAACGTACTGCACCAACACCTTTAGAACGACTAGATTCAACTGGAGCAAATTCAAAAGAGAAACGTTTACCAGCCGCTAATTCTTCAGCAGGAACACCTGTCAAAAGACCACCCATAGCTTCAACTTTATAAACGTAGTTTGAACCTTCAACACGTGGTTCTGCAAGAACACGGATTTGATATAGTTCATTTTTTTCACCTACAATGATTTCGCCTTTACCAAACCAGTCTTCAGCGAATACTAAGTAAAATGGAGCTCCAGCTACACCGCCAAATTCAGAACCATCTACGACAGTACCATCATCATGACGAGCTTCAACAAGCTCAATGTTTCTTCGGGAGGACCCGATTCAATTTTGTTATCGCATAGGCTCTTTATCCTATACTTCTTACATTTTATCATCATGTAAGTTCGGAGTACATTTTAACCCTCTGTGCAAACAGATAGGGTCCAGACACTCGTGGACGTATTTTGTTCTAATTGTTTAATGAGTTTCCAAACAGTTCCTTGACACCTTCCAATTTCTCTACCAATTTGTCTTTGAGATTTACCTTCATTTAATAAATCAATAACTCTTTGTATTTCTATTGTAATTTTGTGACATTTAGTTGCAGATCTTAGTTCGACATTATTTCTTCTTAAAGAGTCTCTTATTGATTGTCTACTTATTGAATATTCTTTAGACAATGTATTTATATATATTCCAGATTTATACTTTTCTATAATCTCGTCAATATCGACACCTTTAATATTATTTCAATATCCATATAACCCACCACCACCAAGTGTCGCATTATATCCATTTTTGAAGCTATTATGTTTTTTTATTCAGAAAATTTCTCTTTCATTTATTATAGAATTATCACATTCTTCAATAACTGATATTGTAAAATTTTCTTTACCGTATTTTTTAATAGCTCGTTTGATCGGCATATTAGATTCTTCTTTTGATAATGCACTAAAACTGCAATGTCTTTTGAATCTTATTTTTAATTCTTGAATTGTTTGTCCAATATAAACTTTGCCATTTATATTGTTTTCTATTTTGTAAATAGTACCCATAATAATTAGTTTCAACATCTACTCTCTACGGTGACTATAAACTTTTAAATTTATAGTTTACCTCGATATTAGCCTTTTGTTTGATGGCTTTCACCGATTTTGTCTGATTTAATACGTCTATTACTAGACGCACAGGCAATTAAGTCCTACCTGCCAAAAGTAATCGTTGTCATCGTCGAAATACTTAATTGGAAATTGTTTTAAATAATCTTCTAGAGTTTTACCTCTATAATTTGCAAGCAATTGAACCATTTTCTCAGTTGCCTTTTGTGGTGCTAAGGAATACATAGCGCCAAGATGGTTCTCTTTAGCGAGCGGGTTGTTAACCTATAGGCTTTTTATCCTATAGTTCTATAAGTTTATCATCCTTATAGCTCAGCATATATTTTTACCCAAATCATAACTTTGGGTATTGCACACTCGTGGTAGTTTATCTTCTATATAATAGTTCCACCTACTATGCGTTACGATGTCTTAAATCATTTACTATCTAAGATTATCTCGGTATTCCCCTTGTAATTGATGGGGTTCACCGATATTGCGCAATGTTTACTTATAAATTACTTTATAAGGGGGCCTCGAATTGACCCTTAAATGATTGGAACTCTAACATTCCGAATTTTGATAGCTGATTAGCCATTTAATTTTATTTTAATTGGTTGATTTTATGTGTTTATTAAACTAGAAACTCCATCCTTTGGGTAGAATACCTACATGAGCATTATCGTCTAGTCCAGAATT